CAAGCTATCCTTGTTGTTGTATTTAGGCTCAATGATTCTATATATTTTGACTCGTATATTCATTTGTAGTTATTGGTATAAAAGCGTGAACCACGTTAGAATCGAAATGAAGGCCGTAGGATTGCCCAGCGAACGATAGCATAACAATGGCTCACGCTTATACAGCGAGAACCATTAAACTATCAGTGTTCGCTAATGAAAGTTTCCTACGTTTTCATTTCACTTGACAGAGTAATGTTTCTGTTAGTTCCGCGATGTGGTGCCAAACCTTGCTGTTTGACACTGCAAAAGTACACATATTTTTTGAATATGAGGCACTTTGCAGACAAAAATCAATCAACAGCGAGAGTCGCCACAATGCAGGACGAGACGCTTGCGGATGTCAAAGCCGGTGGGGTCGAGCATCGAGGGATAGAGAATCGGCTCGAAGTTCTCATTGAGAGTAGTGAAGATTTCACCGAGGAAGTTGAAGCTTCTGCGGCGGTTGCCGCAAGCGAGGGTGAGCAGCGTGAACGGCTTCAGCTCGCCGTTGTCATCGAGGACGCATGTAGCAAGTCGGCCAAAGAGGTCGAGGGTTATCTTGCCGACACGGGGGATGGTGTCGAACAGCGTGCCGTTGACCGGCAACTCCAGCTCGCCTCCCCAGTCCATCGGTTCGGCAACCTCGTGAATGTGGTACACAGGGATAGCATCCAGAAAATGCTCCAAGAGGAAGTCCTCATAGGCATTGTCGGGCATGACAAGCGGGTGGTCGAAAATCCGTGGGCAGACCACGCGATAAAGACGACCGTCTTGTCCGGCACTCAACACGGGCGGTTCGACAAAGGGATAGTTTGAGACTTCAAACCATCCGTAGAAAGCGTAGTCGGGCAGCTGGTTGTCCGAGGGGATGTTGCCGTAAACTTGGTTGTTGTAGGCTTCCATCTGCCACTCAATGGGCAACTGAAGGTTAGAAACTTGCTCGTCCGTCGCATAGACGAATAAGCGTTCACGACTCTCGAAATGCTGCGCTTCGAGGCGCACACCAGGAACAACTCCATGGAGCAAAAGAGCTGCAACCTGCTTGGGAAATTTAATTACTTTTTCCATTGTGAATAAGTAAATTAAATGATTAATAATATGTTAATTAAAAAGCCCCACCTCGTGAAAGATGGGGCTAAAAGAGAACAAAGTAAATCCTAACATATACCATAATGCGGTACATCTGCAAAAAATCTTCACTTGAGAGCCGAAAAAAAGTTATAGCACACCGCCGGAGTTGAGCGAGAATGTGTCCCGATACGGGAATTTCTCGCAGCCGATGTAGAGTGTATCGAAAGCGTCGGTGCCGTCGGTGCGGTGTTCGAGCAGGTTTTCCTCGTTCTCCGCGAGTTTTTCGCCGCCTTTGTCCTTACGGAAACCGTTGCGGCCACGGACTACTCCTGCCGTTTGAATGGCAAGGATCAGGTCATCGTTGTTTTGGCGGTTGAACATCGGCATGAGCCGTTGTTTACCGGCAAAACCCTGGTTGATGAGCAGGTACTTCTCATCGTGGCGCATGGGATTTCCGAGGTTGATGTCCTCCACCTGCCAGCCGTGCCGCTCGAACTCGTGGCACACCACCCAGTGGAAGTCCTGCTCGTTGACGGCATAGTTGCCGCCGAGAGCGGTGCTGTCGTAGTAATAGACCACGACCTTGCATTGGTGGTGGGCGTAGTAGCGGCAGAAGTCGTCGATGAGCGCAGGGATTTTGCGCTCGAACTTGGTGTAGAACGATTTGATGACGTTGAGCCGTCGGCCAGTGGGCTGTCCTGCCACAATCCAGTTGATGTTGGCGTTGTAGTCCATGCCGATGCAGATGGGCTGGTAAGGGTTCAAGTCCTTGTCCGCCCGGCAGTCGAGCTGCGCTTCGTTGAAGTCGTAGCCCAGACTGTCGAGGTATTCAAAATCGCTGGCGTTGTACTTGTGCGCCTCACGCATCGACGAATAGAAGCCGTCTTTGGCGATACCTATTCGCTGGCAAAGGATTGACGTTTGGAAAGTCTTTGGCGTGAGATCGCGCTTCATCTGTTTGATGTAACTTTCGCCAAGCAGCTGAAGATTTTCAATGCTGCTGTATTCCTTGTAGTACACCGCCACGGAGCGCATTTTGTTGAGATTGGTGTCAAGCTGTCGCAAGTATTTGCGCAGGTAATTCGGGACCGCCTCGCCTCGGGCGTTGAGGTCGCGAATGCGCTGCTTGACTTTCCAAATCTCATAGACAGTGCCCTTAATCGTCTCGATAAGGTCAGGATCCATCTTATCTTGATAGTGGAGAAACCACGAGCCTTTCTGCGTCTGCGGCATATCGGATAGGATCATCACGGAGTGGTTGAACGAGTGATGTCCGAAGTATGATTTGATGCCGCCATTAGCCGGCAGCGTCTCATCTTTGAGGCGTTCATAGTCGATGAACTTTGCCTCGTCGATGAGCAGCCATGAGAGCGTGAGCGAGTTGGAGCTGCCCGGTCGGTCTTGCGAGATGATGATGGCGCAAGAGCCGTTGTAGAACGTGATGACGTGCTCATATTCGGCTGGCTCGATGATGGGCTTGCCGAACGACTTGGGCGGTTTGCGCCCAATGACGTAGTGTATTCCATTGAGGAATCCCCATCGCTTCCATGCCACCAACAAGCCCGGGATGGTGTTTGTCAGTCCGTGCTTGTATGTGGGCACAACGATGCCGCCTGTGCTGCCCTGCATGCGCTGCATGTTGCGCAGCACAAAGGGCGAGGCGATGCTGTCGGTCTTGCCCGTGCGTCGCCCAGCCACGATAACGGTGGTATTCGCCCCGATTAGCTGCGTGAGCCGTTGAGGGGCGTTAAAGTAGATTGGTTTCTTTGGTTGCTCCATCGTCTTCAGGGAATAATGACTTTTCTTCGAGGTCGGCCTCCTCGAACTCGATGTCCTCGATGTCGATGTTCTCCGACCTGTACTTGTGTAGCAGCTCCTGTATGCGCTCTTGGAGTCGCGGCATGGGCTTAATGCCCAGCACCGAGGGGTCATCGGTGGCTGTGAAAGGCTGCACCACAATCAGGTCGTAGGGCACGGCTTGCTCGTCTTCAAGGTCAACACGATTGAACTTGGCATAAGAGCTGGCCGCCTTTTCCATCGTCTTCGTGTCCTTGCGCTTCTTCGCCATCTGGAATGTCTCAAGAATCATCTCGTTATAGCGGTAGCGGTGGAAGTCACGGCTCGCTTGCGAGAGGTTAGGCAGCAGCGCCTTGATGATGGCAAGGTCGCTGTACGCCTGTGTCTTGTTGATGCCGAAACGAGAGACAGCGTTATCGACAAACTGACGGTCTTTAGCGTCAGGGTTGGAGATAAACCAGTTATACTCTTCCCGGACACGAAGTATTCGCGCCACGATGTCCTCGGCGTACTTCTGCCGCAGCTCGTCCTCGCTTGTAAAGAGGTCGAGGCGGCAAGCGTCTATGGTCTCGGGGCGTTTCATTACTCGTCATCCTCCATGTCGAGGAGATTGCGGTGGGTGTTCTCGATGGCGAGCGGTGAGCCGACTTGCGCCAGCATCATTTCCTGGTGCAGGAGTTTCACTTTCGACGCGGCCTTGCCCCGGCGATAGTGTTGGCTCACCTCGCTGCTATGGTCGGCGATGTCCTCACGGAGGACTTCGGCCGGAATACCGAGAATCACCGCCATGTCCGATATTTTGAGATAGATTGAGGCGAAGTTCTCAATCTGTGTCAGTTGTTCTTCAGTGTAGGTCATTGCGCTATTTTTTGAGCAAACAGGTCGTTCAGGGGAACTGAATGGTTGCGGATTAAGTCTTGGATTTGTGCCTGGAGTGTGGCGAAGATGTCGGGGTCGGTTGTCACGACTGCCGACTCCGAGCGGTTGCCTCGCGTGAGGTTCTGCGAGGTAATGATGCTAACGACTTCGCCGCGCTCGCTTTTGACCAGCAACACCTTGCTGTGGTTGTCGGCAAGGTAGGTGGTAGTGATAACTTGCGTGATAAACGCCCAGAGTTTGAGCGTCTTGTTGGTGGCCTTGTGGTCGAGCACGAGGTTGAACCGAGTGACGAGGCCGGACTTCTCGATGAAGTACAATCGGCGAATGAACTCCTCGCTGATTGAGAACGAGGTCTGCCACACCTCGGACTTGCCGAGCTGTTGCAGCACCCAGTCGAGTACGTCCGCCACCTGCAAGGCGTTTGAGAGATAAGCCTGATAGGGCTTTTCTCGCACAGGCTTCAAAAAATCCGATATGTCAGCGGTTCGTTTCATAGAAAAGTATTACCTTTGTGGCGTCAGACGGTTCAGTGTAGGTTGGTATATAGCCCTATGATTTCGGCTCTTAGCGAGTACGGGCTGACCGAAGAGAGAGATATACCCTCGTCTCTTTTTATTTTATTATTCCCAATTCTTTGAGGTCAGCGGTGAGCTTGTCAGTGGGATTGATAACCTTGCCGTAAAGCGCGAGGATCTGAGCCTTCAGTTCCTCGCTCGGCTTTTTAGCGTAGCGTCCTTTGGCAAGGTTAATAATTCGCACCGCCTTTCGGCTTTCCTCACGGGCATTATCCTCCATGACTGCTGCGCCGTCTGTGCCGGTGTAGTGGTCGTAGGTCTCCCAGTTCGAGTGCAGCTTCTTATCGAGGTCGATAAGTTCTTTGAGATAAGGATAACGGTCGCAGTCGCGAGCCGGATTGTCCTCTGTCGATAGCGAGCGCAACTTCAAGTGCAGTTCGCGCATCCGTTGCACAATGCCCAGGTTCTCGACATAGAGAGCCTGAATCTCATCGGGCAGCAGGTCGTGGTCATCACGCTTGCCCTGTTTGAAACTCTCGCCGGTGTTAGGCGTGAGCTTCTTGGCAATCACGTTTACCTGTGATTGCATCTCCTCAACTTGCGCGTGCGTGAGCCTCTGCAAGCGGAACGACAGTCGTTTCTGCAACTGGCGTTCAAT